TCTATATCTTGATAAGGTGCTTGCTGATATGTGTGGTCAGAGAAAGGTAAGAAAGATACACCAGAAAGATAATCAAAATTATCCCAACACCAGTTATCNTGATAAGGTGCTTGCTGATATGTGTGGTCAGAGAAAGGTAAGAAAGATACACCAGAAAGATAATCAAAATTATCCCAACACCAGTTACCTACNTTTACCCATTCTTTTTCTTTAACAGAAATAGTAACAGAAGGTTTATGTTCACACCAATGCTGTGCATATAACTTCCATATCTCTAACTGCTCTATAGCAGACATATCATTTCTATAAACAGCAGTATCAGAACACTGCATAGGAAAAGAAAATACTGTAGTATGGTCAGGCTTCATTACATCTGGTTCATTTGGTATACCTTGTTCTTTCATAAACTCTGTTAGTGGGTCTTTATTATCACCTCTAACTGTTCTAATGTAATAAGGATTATGTCTAGCGTGAATACCACTAGCACTATCTACTAACTGGCTAACTGTACCTGAAGGTTTAACACAAGTGATAGCTGTTGATTGTGGTATACCTAATTTTTCTGCCCACTCTTTGTTTGTTATAACAGCTTTATTTCTCATGCCTTGTAGTATTTCTGGTAGTCTTTCTCTTCTTCTATTAATAATAGAGTTATCCATAATACCTGTAAGAGATACACCTAATAATCTTTCTTCTTCTGTGTTTGTTTGCCATCTCTTTCTTAAATAACCAAAGTCAGTTAATGTAGCTTGTATTGTACCTANTATAGTAGCCACTTCTATTTTATCGTGTAGTGTAGNCTCAGTATCCATAGGCCTTACNACTACCTCTGTTAAATTACAAAACTGATTTGGTCTTAATATAATTTCTGAACAAGGATTAGTTCCGAAAGGATGGTCAGCATTTCTTCTACCATTTTCTTTTGCTTTGTTCTGTGCAGAAACTCTGTTGAATATACCTCTTTCTCCAGATTTACTTTCATAAAGAGAGAGCCATTCCTTCATAAAAATACCTGCATCTGGTTGTTCAGTATAAACAACAGAGTTATTTGCTAGTGCTCTTTCTGGGTTTGTTTCCCACCAAGCACCAGACTTTGCTGCTCTTAATCTTTGGTCGGAGAGATTACTCAAAGATATAAGGGCAGACCTACGCACACCACCAACAACCACTACTTCACCTGTCTTGCACGCAATATCATGACACTCCATAGAGTTTAACTTTCTACCTTTAGCACCTTTAAATTTTTCTATAACAAAATCAAAAAGATTAACTAAAGGTTGTGGGCCACTTGCTCTACCACCAAATGTTTTTAATCTTTGACCGGCTGGTCTAATCTTACTAACATTTATCTTTGGTATTCTACAAGTATAAAGATAAGATATTAAATCTTTAAATCCTCTTGCCCAACCCTCTTTNGAGTCAGCNACAGAAATAACATCTTCTGTCTGTTCAAATTCTCTATTTGGTATTGTAGGTAGTTTATTTACATTTTCTCTTTCTACAGAGAAACCAACACCTGTACCATTCATTAGTATGTATAGTATCTCATCAAAAGCCTTTGGATTGTCTATAGGTATATAAGAACAATTATAGCCGGCAATGTTTTCTCTTTCTAGTGCAGTGCCTGCTGTCATTAATGCTCTCATAGAAGGCATAACAGAAAGATTAATTATATAATCTTCTATCCTTCTAACATCTTCACTTTCTAATTCTACATTTAAATTTTTCTTTAAATGTATCTGTATAAAAGTAGTTAATCTAGTTACTGTTTCTATCCAAGACTCTCTTCTTCCTTCATCCTCTAACCATCTAGAGTATCTAGATTTGTGAATAAAGTTTTGGTATTCTGTTGGTAAATAATTATTGCTCATTGTACTCCATTTCTAAAATCATTTCTGCGTAGTGTATTACTTTTTCTATATCTTTTCTGCCTTCACCTTTTCTTCTGTGTCTAGTAATATATTTAATTATATTTCCTTCAAGAAAAGTCAAGTCATTTCCTACAATAAATTCTACAGGCTGTATCTTACAATCTTTGTAATGACTACCACCTACTTGTTTTAACGTAGCTCTCATAGCTTCTTTTTGTAAATCAGTTTTTTTAAAACCTTTTTCTTTTACTGTTTCTTTAATTGCTTCATCCATCATTCCCATGTTTGCTTGCTCCTCATAATTTATCATATCAGCATATAGTTTAGCATGATTCTCTTCAAATGTCAAATCTTTTTTCTTCTGTGTCATGGTCGCCTCTTAATACGCTTCTAATTCTGTTTCTTAAATATTTTTTATTATCTGCATGTATAACTTTATAAGCAAAAGACCTGGCTTTATCTGGTTGAACTCCGGCCATATCACAAACTGTTTCAAAGTTTTGACATGTAACACCAACCTCAGAAAAAAACCAAGCCTCTGCTCTTGCCTTATTAACTTTATCATTAGATGTAATTATATTCTTTGACACATCTAACAATGCTTGTAATATAACACATAGAAAAAGTCTCTTCTCTGAATTGTAAGGCTCAGAATAAAATACATTTTCTATTTGTATTATATCATGTTCGTTCTTCATTTACTTCATCTACGTTAGGTTCTTTTTCAANTTTTGTAAGATATCTTTTACCGGTCGAATAATTAAAAACACGAAGTCCTTTACCATCATTAGCATCACTCCAGCAATCAAACTTATAATTGCAATACATACAAGCAGTATCGAGCTTATAGTTGCCAGACTTTCCATCAGGAACTGCCGGATAACATTTGTCCGGAGGTGTATCTGAGTTAACAACTTGTTTAATCTTTTGTATTCTTTTCTTAGCATTTATCATCTCCAATGAATGTACTTTTGTATAACATATTTCTCCTGTAGATTTGTTAATAACTAAAAAGCCTGCCTCATCTACACCATTGCCTTCTGCATAAGCAGATATCTGAGATATGTAACCAAAAGGGTCATCACTAGCTAGGTTGTTATACTTAAACTTAGTATAACCCCTACCAGATGCACTCTTACAATCTACTAAAACACCATCAATAAAACAATCCTGGTGTCCTTTAACCCCTTCTACTTCTACTTGCTTTTGTTGTTGTGTTACCTTGTGACCAGATATGGAGGCAAGCATAATTAATAACTCCTCTAAAATATAACCATAAAGAAATTTTATTCTGGTACTAGGTGCCAAAGGTTCGTTGTGTGGCTTTTTAAAATCATACCATAACTGCCTATCTGGTCTACCTATAGTTGATAATCTTAATCTAGGTTTATCCTGTGGTAACTCTTTTAAAAAGTCTTTTACATGAACCTTAACTGAATTAGCAAAGTCATCTATACATTTATCTACTTCTTTTTCAGTTAGTTCTTCGTTCTTCTTTTCGAATAAACTGTATATATCTTCTACTATAGTATCTATATTTTTCATAAATAAAATGTGGAGAACTGCCAATCTACACAGCTCTCCACTATCCTTTTAATTAAGAGGCAAAAGGAATTTTTTCGTCTTCAGAAGAATACCCATCAGGTACAACATCAAATGCATCATCTGCATCACCCTGATAAGGAACTAAATCTATAACCTGTACTTTTTTAAGGTCAGCAGAAACACCGGCCCTACCTTTATACTTCCACTCATACGTGGTGTATAGTACATTTACTTTAGAACCATTACCAATTAATGTATTCATCATGGTTCTCTTCTGAGCATCAAGAACTTCNGGTGCACTATTTAAGTTACCATCTTTTCTNTTAACGTTTCGTTTGATGCTAACAAAGTCTCCTCTGTCATCACCTTTATTCTTTATAGTAAGACCATCTTTCTCTGCGAGAGCCTTGTTGTCTGCATCCAGATTACCTACATCAATACTCCATGTACCATCTGAATCAAAGGTTGTGTTTGGGCTGATAATGCTTGCCCAATAAGCTGTTCCACTAATAACACTCATTCGTGTCTCCTTTTTTGGTTAATAAAATTATATTATAGCATAGTTTATGTATCATTGTCAACACTTTTTTTAATTATATCTACGTTAAATAATTTCTGGATATTCATTAGATACATCTTTGAAGCATTATGGTCTCCACCAGATACTTCTCTTTTGTTAGGTGTATTCTTTATAATCTTCTTTAACATATCTGTTTTAAATACCAATGTTCCATACACTTCATCTCCTATACAAAGATTATGAAACCAATAATCTGATTCGGTAGAGGCAATACCACTTGGCTTACCATAGCTTTCAAACTCAATAGCTATGTTGCCAGTCTTCAACCACATACCTCTTTCAGATTTAACTTCTATCTTTTTATCTTGTAGCATGTCAGCAATAATCTTTTCTTTTACTTTACCATACTGTAAATCTATGTCAAACTTTTTTCTGTCTTCTTTCTTTGGTTCTAATGTGTCTCTGCCCATGTTACTCCTATCTTGTAATCGTTATCTAAGGGACAATTTAAATTTAATGTTTTTTCAGTTTGTTTCATAGCGACTTTTGTTATCTTGCAAAACTCATAAACATCTTTGTTGCTAACCTCAAACTGATATTCGTCATGCACAGAGGCAACTAATTTTACATCAAGTCTTTTGTTGTAAACTCTTTCTATAATATGATACAACCATTGTTTACAAATGATTGCACCAGCACCTTGAAGAAGAGTATTTAAAGCTGAATGAGGACTTCTAATTCTTAAAAGTCTACCATCTATAGCTTTTATTTCTCCTTTCTTACTTTGTCTATCTACTTGCATTCTTAATATTTTAAGTGAAGGAAGGTTAGATAAAAAAGTATTTATAAGTTCATTACCTTTTTTTCTACCACCACCTACAATCTTACCAATTTTATCAGGGCCGGCACCATAAAGAAAAGCATATATAAATGTCTTTGCTTGTGCCCTACTATCTAGTCCAGCTAACTCCATGTTCTTTGTATGTATGTCTCCATTCAATATCTCATCTGTGTAATTATTATCATTAAGATAATGTGCAAGACAACGTAGTTCTAAGCCACTAGCATCAGTTCCTACTAATTTATATTTAGTAACATCTTCAACAGTCCACAGACCTCTACATGCTTTACCATATGGAGAGTATGTGGCCGGTATTTGTGCCATGTTAGGTGAGTTATGTGCCATACGACCTGTAACAGTTCTTAGTGTCATAACTTTACCACGAACTCTATTATCATTTTCACAAGCCTCAATCCAAGACTCTACCATCACTGCTCTTTTTTGTAATAAAAAATAATTAGAAAATCTTTCTGCAATTAATTTAAGCTCTGGACTTTTAATTGTTTTTAAAACAGCCTCATTAATTATAATATTATTTTTATCAGTGTATTGTTTTGGTTTCCAACCTCTCTTAACTAACCTATCAGCTATCTGTTGACGAGAACCAATATTAAAAGGTATCTCTTTAGTTTTAGTTTTCATCTCTACAATCGTAGGTTCAAACTCTTGCAAAGACCATTGTTCTAAATCATATAAGTCATCTTTTAATTTTGCCAACAACTGTTGTGCTGTTCTTATATTAAAATAAAATCCATTAAGTCTTTGTTGTTCTATTATCCTAGCAATTTTATGTTCAAGTTTAATAGACTCCTTAGAAAATCTTTCACCTTCTTTTTGCAATTCATTATAAACAGCGTGAGTTATTTCTACATCTTGTTTACAATAATCTAACATAGCTTTATTATAAGTAAAGAAGTTTACATCTTCTCCACCTTTAGGCATATTTAATTTTTCACCCCATGCTTTTAATCCATGTCCTTTCTCTCTAATAGGATTAAAAAGCTGAGATAATACTAAAGTATCTGTAACTTTATCTGGGTCTATTCCTGAACCTAATAATCTATTTAATACTGGTGCATCAAAAGTTAAACCATTATGCATAATAAACTCACTAACTTGTTTAGACCAGTTATTAAAACTATACATACTATCAGGGTCAAATACTGTTACAACATTAGTCTCTATATTCTTTGCCACTATACAATGAATCTTGGTAGGATTAAAACCATCTGTTTCAATATCAAGAACTACTTTCATTCTCTTCCTTTCCACACCAGTTACAAGGTTCGCCTTTACCTGTGGCCATCATACTTTTTTCTTCCTCACAATAGTGCTCCCACATTTCAGGTTCTTCCTGTCTTTTGTCTAACCACTCTTCATAACCTTCTATCCAAAGTTGTTTATCTTCTTCTTCTCCTTTATGACCCCAGTATACTAAATGAAAAGCATCACAGTTAGGACAAGATA